CTAGACAGCCCAGATGCCAACCCCAACTCAGACAACTACCCATCAGCCGGTGTTGTTGCTCACTTGCTTTGGGGATCAGGTCCATCTAAGCGAGCTGCACAGAGGACCAAAGACTACGCTGATTCGGTTGTTGCTAGAATCAGAGCAGAGGAAACTACCAGGATGACTAATAAAAACAAGTGGCTAGATGTCGCGAGAGCGATTGCCCTAAAGATTGACGGCCCACAGGCTAAACAGCCAGAGGTCAGAACTAACAGCGTTGACTTCGAGGTCAGGGCTGAGGGTGATGGCATGAGCTTCACAGGCTACGCCTCAGTGTTCAACAGCCCTTCTGAGGATCTAGGTGGCTTTATCGAGTATGTTGCCCCTGGTGCTTTTAGGCGTTCCCTACAATCTCGCAACGAGGTAAAGCTTCTCTGGAACCATGACGCAGGTGAACCGCTTGCATCCCTTCGCGGTGGCACCATGCAACTTGTCGAGGATGACCGAGGCCTAAAGGTCACAGCACAACTTCCCAACACAACCCGAGGCAGAGATGTTGCCGAGCTACTTAGGACTAAAGTTATAGACTCCATGAGCTTTGGCTTCAATGTCATCAAGGATTCATGGTCGGCAGATGGGAAAACAAGAACCTTGGAATCAGTCAGACTTTTTGAGGCCTCCATCGTTAGTTTCGCTGCGTATCCCGCAACAACCGCAACTGTTAGATCTACTGACCAGGCGATTGACCCAGACAGACTTGCTGATGCACTGCTAAGGCTAGAGTCCGGCGATGACCTCGATGAGGCTCAGGCAACTCTAATCACCGATGTTGTTGGCAAGCTAAAGGCACAGCCAGATACCGAGGAAGTAATTGACAACGGACTGGACTTGCTAGACCTAAAGAAAAAGCAGTTTGACCTACTACTGAAAAGGATCTAACCATGGCAACTCAAGATGAAATCAAGTCAGCTATACTAAAGGCTGCTGGCAACCCTTCAGCCGGTGCTGTTGCTGAGATAGCAGATGAGCTTGCAAAAGCAGTCTGGGAACTTGACAACAAGAACTCAAATAACCCAGCCAAAGAAGCACGGGTTATTGACGCAAAAGAAACTCGCTAACTAGTTTCTTTCCCCAGCTCGGCCCCCTTCCTGAGCTGGGGTTTTTTTGTGCCTATAAACTTGTGAGTAGCAGTTGAGTGTAAGCACCGCTGTGTCTGTTGAGTGTCAGCACCGCAGGAAACCCTAATCAACTAACTAACAGGAGAATCATGTCTGACTTTATCAAGTCACAAATGGATGCTCGCAACAACCTCATCGCTCAGGCGAGAGAAGTCCTAGACTTCGCTGAGGCTGAAAAGCGTGGCCTATCCGCAGAAGAAAACCAGAAGATTGCTCGTATCGAAGCTGACATTGACTCAGCCGACACAGCTATCTCAACTGCTCGTTCAATCGCAGACCGCGAAGCTCGTGCAGCCGAGGCATCCGCTTCATTCGCTCCATCAACCAACTCACCAGCTAACAGCGATGCAGACATCCTACGCTCAATCGCTATGGGTGAAACTCGTGGACACGAGTTCGTTCGTGAGGCTCGTACTCTAGTTCCATCAGCTAACACTGTTGGCCAGAGCTTCTACGACCAGGTATTCGCAATCGCACAGCTAGTTGGCCCAATGCTGACTGTGTCTGAGGTATTCAACACCACCTCTGGCGAGAACCTAGTTATCCCAACAGTCACTGCAACTTCAACCTCTGGTTCAGTTGCAGCAGCAGGAACCATCTCTGAGAGCAACCCAACATTCTCATCCATCACCCTTGGTGCTGAGAAGTATGGTGCTCTAGTGCAGGTTGCACAGGAGCTAGTCACCGATGCTGGATTCGACATCACAAGCTACATCGCACAGCAGCTTGGAACCTCACTTGGCCTAAAGGTCAATGATGTTCTAACCACAAAGCTATCCGCTGCTGCTGGATCAGTAGTTCGCGGAACCGCAACCAACTTTGCTGCACAGTACGAGGACTTGATTGACCTTGTATACGGCATCGCAGATGGTGCTCGTGTTCTACCTGGACTTGGTTTCCAGATGAGCAAGACCGGTATCGCTGCTGCTCGTAAGCTAAAGGATGACTCAGGTTCATACATCTGGACCGACTCAGCAGTACCAGGACAGCCAGCAACCTTGCTTGGCTACCCAGTATTCGAGAACCCAAATGTTGCTGCTGTTGGAACTGCTGCTAAGTCAGTATTGTTCGGACACCTACCATCATTCAAGGTTCGCGTTGCAGGTGGAATGAGAGTTGACCAGTCAGCCGACTTCGCTTTCAACACTGACACTGTGACCTACCGAGGCCTAATGCGAGTTGATGGTGGACTAACCCACGCAACTCACATCGGTTTCTACCAGGGTAAGTAATTAGCCCTAGCTAAATAAGCTGACAAGCCCCAAGCGTGTAGGTTCGCTTGGGGCTTGTCTTTTGCTAGGATTAGGCCATGCCTACTACTAAAAAAGAGAAACTCAACGGAGCTGTAAGCCTTTGGTCAAACAGCTATAACGCCCCAACCGGATACGGCCAGCAAGCCACACACTTGCTAGACAATCTCAAAAGGTCTGGGCTCGATGTGCAGATGTTGTCTAACTACGGACTCGAAGGTGTACCGACAACTGTCCAAACACCTTTTGGCAAAGTGCCACACTTCCCTCGAGGGATTGACCTTTACAGCAATGATGCTGCACCGATAGATCACGCAAACCTCATTGCCAAAGACCCTGACAAGCCAAACCTGTTCATCAGCCTTTACGATGTTTGGGTTATGCAATCAAAGGGCTACGACAAGTTCCCTATCGCCTCATGGGTGCCACTAGATCATGTCACTATGCCACCAAAGGTTGAGCAGTGGCTTCGCAAGCCTAATGTCACACCTATTGCGATGGCACCTCATGGTGTTAGGCAGATGACTGCCAAGGGCATCGAGTGTGAGTATGTGCCTCATGCTATTGACACCAAGGTTTACAAGCCAACCTTTGAGATTGGCAAACACGCTATCAACGATTACCTCGGCATCAAAGAGGATGACTTCCTCATCGGAGTTGTTGCAGCTAACAAGGCTTCAGGTCTGATTCACAGAAAAGCTTTTGGCGAATTGCTAATGGCCTTCAGCATCTTCTCTAAACAACAACCAGATGCCTTGCTCTATCTCCACACCGACCCTTATGGTATGGCAGGTGGCTGGAACCTTATTCAAGTTCTCCAATCACTCGGTATTCCCAAAGACAAGGTGCTACTGCCTAACCCACAGGACTATCGCTTTGGCATGGCTAAGAAAGACCTTGCAGCTATCTACACCAGGATGGATGTGCTACTTGCCCCTAGCTACGGCGAAGGCTTTGGAGTGCCGACACTAGAGGCTCAGGCTTGTGGCACAAGGGTCATCGGATCTAACTGGGCTGCAACCCCAGACCTAATCAGCGAGGACTCATGGCTTACCGATGGACAGCCAAGCTGGGATGCAGGTCAAGATGCCTGGTGGCAGACACCGAACATTCCTAGCCTTGTCAACGCCCTGAAAGAGTCTTACTACGCCAAGCGAGGCCCATCACAGGTTGCTATTGACTTTGCTAAAGACTTCGACATTGAAACAGTTTGGGACAAGCACTGGGTTCCGGTGCTAAAGAAACTACTCAAGTGATTGCTTGGATAAGCCACCATCTGCCTGAGTTTTGGCAAGGAAAGCTTGTCGGCGGTGCAGAGATGACCGATGCAACCTTGCTCGATGACGCACCTCTTGAAGTAAAGACATTCCTACCTAGCCAATGGCGTGAGGCTTTGGAGTTTGACCAGATAGTCATCACTAGCACAGACCTGCTAGATGCAGAAGCAATGACCGAGCTGGCAAGGAAAGAACCAGTTGTGGCAGTCCATCACTTGCAAACAAGAGGTCAAGAAAGAGCCAACCTATTCAATTCAGCCAAACTGCTTATGTGCCGGACACCTAAACACCTAGAGCTAGAGCTATCTTGGACTAACCCAAAGGCAAGCGATTGGGTTGTTTCTCCACTAGATCCGACTGAGTTCACAGCCAAACCTAAAGAGGACTTTGCACTGTGGGCTGCAAGGTGGCACCAGCAAAAGGGTCCAGAGCAAGCAATCGCGTGGGCACAGCAAAACAACCTAAAGCTAATCATGATGCACGACAAGACAAGGGCAGAAGTCCTTGAGGCTATGAGCCGAGCCAAGCACTTTGTCTTTCTGCCACAAGGCTTTGATGCCGAGCCACGAGCAGTTGTTGAAGCAGTCTTGTCTGGTTGCCAGGTACACACAAACAACCTAGCCGGCATAAGCTCAATACCTAACTGGCAGAGGCCAGATGTGTTGAGAGAGCTTGTCATCGGTGCCAAGGCTAAGTTTTGGGATAGAGTTTTAGCATGATTGCAGTCCTAATACCAACACTCAACAGACCCCACAGAGTTGCTGAAATAGTAGCCAACCTCAAAGACACATCACCAGAGGCAGTGCCTTACTTCATCATCGAGGAACATGACACCGCTACCGCTGAGGCTATCGAAGCCATCGGATCTAACAAAGTCGTAAACAAAAGAGCTGCATCTTACGCAGGGGCAATCAACACAGCAGTAAAAGAAACCAAAGAGCCTTACATCCTTATGGCAGCAGATGACTTGCTATTCAAGCAGGGCTGGGCAGAACCAATACTAAAGCTGGCTAAAGACTTTGGCTTTGTCGGCACTAACGATCTACACAACCCTGATGTGCTTAGAGGCACCCACGCAACTCACTACCTAATCACCAGAGAGTATGCCGAGCTGGGTTCAATAGATGACCCTGATGCAGTCCTGTACGAGGGCTACATTCACAACTACACAGACACCGAGGCTGTTGCTACAGCAAAGTGCAGAGGCCAGTGGACCCCTTGCCTAGAGTCAGTGATTGAGCACTTACATTGGGTCTGGGGATTAGCTACACAAGACGCAACCTACCAAAAGGGAACAACTACTGTTAGCCAGGATGAGCAAACTTTCAACAGTCGAGCACACCTTTGGACCCACTCCCAAGCCTAAAAAGCATACGCCTTCAGCGGGTAGACTAGGACAATTATGGCAATTACTAACGGCTACGCCACCTTAGCTCAGGTCAAAGCAGCACTCAGAATCACAGACAGCGTTGATGACCCACTATTGGAGATGGCTATTGAGTCAGGCTCTAGGGCTATTGACGGATACGCCAACCGCAACTTCTACTCATCCGGCTCGGCAGTAAGAGTCTTTACACCTAGCGACAGCTTTGTCACAGAGATTGACGATCTAATCAGCCTGACAACTCTAAAGACAATGACCGATGATGACAGCACCTTTGACACTACTTGGACTGCAACCGACTATCAGCTTGAGCCACTAAACGGCAGAGCTGATGGACTTATCTCACCTTTCACAAGCATCAGAGCTGTTGGAGATTACCTATTCAGCCAGTTCGAGCAAGAGGCAACTGTGCAGGTCACAGGTGTTTGGGGTTGGTCAGCAGTCCCAATCTCAGTCACTCAGGCAACAGTCATCCAGGCATCGAGGATCTATAAGCGACTAGACAGCCCACTCGGTGTTGCAGGTATCTCGGACATTGGAATCATGAGAGTTAGCAACAGGCTTGACCCAGATGTTGCCCAGCTTGTTGACCCACTACGCAGAATCAGGTTTGCATAGTGGCAAGCATTACCGACCTACGGACAGCTATTGCCACTAACCTTGGCACCATCGTAGGGCTAAGAACCAGCCCTGAGATGCCGGACAACCCAAACCCACCAATCGCCCTAGTCAGACCTGTCACAGTTGAATACAACCAGGCTATGGCAAAGGGTCTAACCAAATACAGCTTTGTCGTTGTTGTTATCGTTGGCCGAGCCGATGAGAGAACAGCACAGCGATCACTTGACAACTACTGCTCATCCACAGGGGCATCAAGTATCAAGAACGCAGTAGAATCAGATAAGACACTTGGTGGCAATGCCTACGATTGCCGAGTGACTGAAATGAGAAACTACACCCCCATCCAGCTAAACGAAGGCACATACCTAGCAGCGGAGTTCGCTGTTGATGTGTTTGCCGACTAGGAGAAAAACAAACAATGCCAAAGTTCATCGCCACAAACTACAATGTCACAATCAACGGCACAGACTTTAGTTCCTCACTTGCATCGGTTGAATTGCCGATTGAAGTAGAAACTCAGGACACTACCGCTTTTGGTGCAACATTCCGTACAGCAATCGCAGGATTGCAGACCGGCTCAATCACCCTAGAGTTCCACCAGGACTTTGGAGTAGGAGCTATCGACACAGTTCTTTACCCACTACTAGGCACAAACGCAACTGTTGTTGTACGCCCAGCAGGAACCGCTACATCTGCCACAAATCCGGCCTTTTCTGGTCAATTTTTGGTAACCCAGTATTCCCCAATGAATTCGACCATCGGTGACCTCGCTACCCTGAGTGTCACTTGGCCACTCAATGGTGCATTGACAAGGGCAACAGCCTAAGACCATGCAAATCCCATTCATAGTTGAGTTTGTGGATGGTAATAAAGAAAAGGTTGTCACTGGCACCCCAGACTTTATTGCCTTCGAGGAGAGATACAACTTGGCCATAACGACTATCCAGTCGGACCCTCGCCTAACCTACCTGAGCTTCATTGTTTGGAACTCGCTCCGCAGAACCAAAAGGACTGAGAAGTCTTTTGAGGACTTTGTGGAAACTCTGGACACAATCTCAGGCGATGATGCAGACCCAAAAGTCTAAAGATCAAGGGGCTAGGAGCTACTAGCCAACACTACCTGATCGCTTACTTGGCCTGTGAAACAGGGATTGCACCCTCGGCTCTACTACAAGAGTCCGAGCGTATGCTCTTTACGATGCAGATGTATCTAAAGGGCAAAGCAGAACAGATGAGGCAATAATGATAAAGAGTATGTCAGTCGAGGTGTACGGCATTAGGGAAACCCTTGCCGAAATCCGCGATGTAGATAAAGACCTATTCTTTGAGATTAGGGCCTTCATGAAGCGAGCCGGTGACACCCTTGGTCGCAGGATTCAGGGCAACATCCCGATGATTGCACCTATCCGAGGCTTTAGGCACAATGGTCGAACAGCCTGGCGTGGGGCTACAACCAAGACAGTTGTAAGTGGTCGCAACGCTAGAGCCGGCATGGATGGTGCAACACCCCTTCTCCAGGTGATTGTAAACGGTGCAGCAGTAAGCATCGCAGACATGGCAGGTCGCGGTGGGGGTAAGACTCGATTGCAGACCACTAGAACCTATGAGTGGAAAGGCACTACTCGTAGGCACACTGTCACTACTCAGGGTCAAGAGATGATTAGGGCTTTAGGCATGGCCCCATCACGCTACATCTACCCAGAGGCCGAGCAGTCGGTCCCATTCATTCAGGGCTATGTGTTGCAGGGTGTTGAGCAATACACCAACAAGCTCAATAGAAACATTGAAGTGATTGGGAACCGATAATGGCCGGCATAAA